TATAAGACCAACGTAATATTCCACAAAGATTATAAGTATGACTTCGCATTCGATATGGGCTTCGACAACGCCATACGCCTTAATTTAACTAACGAACATTGGACTGTGTTAGACTGCGAATGCGAATGTTTGAACTTACACGACTATAAAAAATTTAAACACGACCTGAGACCTTATGGTGTTAATTACTTGTACATTAATTGTGCGAACATCCATTTGACCGACGGTAAAGGCCAAGCCAAAGCATTTGCTGAGATGTTCCCGAATTATAAACGCACTGTCAAAAATGTACATGAAGGCGTACAATTCACAACATATAAAGAAAATGGCGAAGTCTACCATCTCGCAATCGTTGTGGCACACAATAACAGCAAAAATTTTGACGCCAGATCAACACACGAGACATATCGTAACATATTTAACGGTCTCTTTGATTATGCCAAGCTGCATAACTTGGTAATTGCAATGCCATTCATAGGTACTGATTTATACAAGACTCCGATCAGTTGCTTCCTTCGATCACTCGACACCGTCGCAAATCGAACCAATGTGCAATGGTTTCTCAACACCATAAGAGAAGCAGATTACAATGTCAACACCCATTGCACACATGGCGGTTACAGATCACTATGCATAAAGCAAAATGCACAAACCATCAAGGAAGGGGTAGAAAACAATTACGTCAAATACGATAAAAATTTTCAAGAAACCGGTGAAAAAATGCGAGGTAAATACGACGAAATAATGAGATATATTGATACCATCGATGAACAAAACCATCCAATATACGAATTGAGTGCAGCACCAGGTCATTTCGTCGCAGAACACAATAAAGGTAACAACAAGCGTCATTATTATTTCGCATATTATATCGGAGCAGGGCATTTAGATGTCTCAAAAATTAAAAATTTAGCTAACGATAAGAACACCACATGTAGAGGCGCGTACAACGATATTACAAAAGCTAAATTCAACATACCCAATGACTGCATACTACTGCTCGATACGTCCATTGATGAGACCAATGTGGACTGGATAAACAATATGGCGAACAGATACGAATTTATAACTAAATTCAGTTATGAAAAACGCAATCTCGTTCAGCGTATTCATCATGACGTCACTGTATTCAGATTAGATAATTCAGAACACGGCAGCAGTGAACTGTACATACACATACATCGTGGAGCAACATCCAATAGAAAATTAGATATTAACTGTGTTAATGACACCGGCGAACTGTTTAATAAAGTTAACGAATATATTAAATCACAGGTAGAAAAAGCGCCATGTAAATGCAAACGCAATCTAATGCACAACGCATATATAAGTATACCGACAGTCACCTCAAAGCGTCTCAATGAATTTGCCGACAAACACGATTTACCGAGAGTAAAAGATGACGTCCCTGCATTTAAAATCAAATCAATCATCGGTGTCGCAGGTAGCTGCAAGTCTATGTCGCTATTAAAAGAAACATGCGACAAATGTAGAGATCGAATCGTGCCTTTCAATGAACTATGTGAGAATAATGACAGAACCTTTATCACTGCTTGCAGGCATCAATACACCAAAACGATTTGCGCCATAGACGAAGCATTATGCTACAGTGTAGAACATCTAGCATATCTCAGAACTATAATTAAAGGCGAAATGTACGCAATGACAGACGACAAGCAAATCAGATACAGAAGTTACGACGGGTTCACACCCGTCAGCGACGAACAAATAACCTTTATTGGCCCAAAATTGACTCATAGCAGCAGAATGCCCGACCGTATTGCCAAGTTGTTCGGTTATAGCGGTCATAAGAATAGGGCATTATTCAAAATCATTAACTGCGCGAAGCAGGTCATAGACTACGTGACGGAACACAAATACGCTGTTATTCTCACTGCCACGCAGGCACAAAAAGACGACATTGCAAAACAAAATTGGGCACAGGGGCACAAGATACTCACTTACAACGAATCAATGGGTCGCACGTACAAGGAAGTTGTGCTCATGCTCAGGGATATCGAGTCGTTACCCAATGATCCAGTTATTGCTTATTTGTATGTGGCCATGAGCAGAGCAAGCACAGAATTGGTTGTATATGGTGATAATTCCGACATCGAAAGGTATTACAAGATTCTTAATTCACCAATGGAAAGGGCTCTAGATACACATGGCATACATCTCGGTAACGCAATGAAGCCAGAAATACCGAAAGATAAGTCAGCAAACCATTACTATCCACCACCACCCCAAACTCGAGACAATAATAGGGTTTGCGAAATACTCGATCGAATATTCTTACCAACCGAGCATAAAGGCGTCCAAAACAATGTCACTGATATAATTGGGTACAAATGGGACATATTACCATATAAGGAGAACGGGCAGATGCTCAAAACTACAATGGACACCATCATGAATGACAGGGCAAGAGTGTTGGGCAGGAAGCTTACAAACCGAATGTATTCACAGTACCACTTCCCAAACGACAAAAAGAAAGAACTGGACACTATAATTAAGAGGTACGCAAAGAAGAACATGAAATTGCCACCAACCGTAATAGAATTGTACCTCAAAGGGTTTGACCAATTTATGGTACACGGATGGAAGGAGAAAATGCGTAAAATGATCAACCCAGAGTTGATAAGAGACGGTGTGTTCGATTACATAAGGGAGTTACAGAAAAAATTCAACCAAGACGAATACGAAAGCAAATATTTGGAAGATCAAGAATTTATAGCTAAGATAGCTCATATGGTCAATGAAGGTTACACCAATCAACAAATGCAAACACACTTTAACAAAGACAGCTACATCAGTAAAACCACGCTTGAGATAATAAGAAACATGCTGAGTGGAGACACTAACAAATTGAGTGACCTTGAAACGGAGTTCCACGAAAAATACCATAGTATAGTGTCCTTTCATATGAAGAGACAAGTTAAATTAGTTCAAGGACCAGGTTTTGAAATCAAAGACAAAGCAGGTCAGGGTATTAGTGCGTGGAGCAAAATGATGAATGCTGTCATGTCCAGCTTTACGAGAACATACGACAGTTTAGTTAAAAACTTCTTGAAACCAAATGTATTATTGGCGTATGGCGCATCCGATGCTAAACTGTCTGAGCAGTTCGATAAATATCACAAAGAACTAAATGATAGGCGATACAAAAAGATTATGGCCGACTTCTCCGAATTCGACAGTTCACAAGAAGAGCAAGGAACTATGGCAAGTATCGTCATGATGAAGCAACTAGGTATGCCGCAACGAATTATGGACAAATACCAAGACATGAGACACAAATGGAAACTACGTAGCATTACGGATGAAAGCTACATCATGTTATCAGGGGAATGGAAACAACATTCGGGTCAGGTGTTTACATTGGCGGGAAACACATTGTTCAACATGCTTATTATGGGTGCAGTATATCAATACGATCATATCGTCGTTGCGGCGTTCAAAGGTGACGACTCAATCATAATTTGCAAAGGGTACGAGGAAGTAAAATATAACACCACCACACTGCTCAAGGAGACCGGTTACAAAATTAAATTAGAAACACCTGATATACCAGAGTTCATTGCAAACATAGTTACACCACACGGTTGGTTTCCAGACGTCATCAGAAGAACGTCTCGAGTTTTGACTAAAGTGTACACCACAAACACCGACTGGGATGAAGTTAAGAAAAGCGTCACCGATTGTTTAGATGTCATTCACGATGAATGTGAAAGAAGAATGGGATGCGTTGTGGCAAGCAGATTTTACGCGCAATTTGGTATCAAAATCACC